GTTTCCTATTTCCCAGACGATCTTTTGCTTGTCATTATCCTTATTCCAGATACGGGCAAGTAAGGCTGGAACTGTATGCTGGAACGCTTTTGGAGACTGGAAGATGACACCCTTTGAAAAGGTGAAGTTTACCAGCCAGTCAGAAAGAGCACGAACATAGTTGAATGTTATCTGTGGCTCTCCTGCTTCTCTCCTATATGCCCAGTGATGACCAAGATAGAAAGCCCATGCCTGGGCGTATCTGTTTAGTCTAGGCCCGTGTACTTCGAATTCTTCATCAGATAGTTCAACTAATCCTAGTGGAGAGATGGCAATAGTAAGGTCACTGCCAGCAGCCCTCATGCTAGGTGATACGAAATCAATACTCATGTAGTGTAGCCTGACTTTAGTACTTCACCTACTGGCATAACAGGAATGCCAGCAGTGTTGATAGAGTCCATTAATGTCTGGAAATGAGCAGTAGAAAGCTGAATACTTCCTGCTGCTCCTGAGTTAAGAATATTGTGGAACACTAGGATCAGCCACTCTTTATTGGCTGCTGCCTGTGTTACATAAGTAGTTGGGTTAACAATACCAGAAGTTTCTGAGACAGCAAAACCTCTTAGCCTGGAGAACTGAGCAGGAGGGAAAGTTTCATCTGGGAAACCACCAACCTGACTGATAGTTCTCCCCGTAGAGAATACTGTCTTGACATTAGCTATTGTCGTAGAGTTGTATACACCAAGAGGATAGCTAAAATGATCTGGAGCTTTGAATCCCTGGGTTGTCAGATATGCTTTGGCAGCTTCCATATCTCCTAGTGCAGAACTATCAGGTATACCTGTGTAGCCCGCATTATGATTAGCCGCTGTATAAGCATGAGAAGCAATCTCCCACCCGTTGAAGGCTTCAAGATTTCTTACCTGCCCGGTGTTCATATAACCTGGATAAGCTGTGTTGTTAAAGAGAGTCTCACAGATTATGTATGCTGTTCCTCTGAAACCATACTTATCCATGTACGGCGCTGCTATTGATGACTGAGCACCAAAGCCATCATCGAAACAAAGAGAGACAACTCCACCTGAGAAGGCAGTAGACTCGTTCATTGTTGCAATAGCGCCAAGATGAAGTGTGACTGTGCCCGTAGAGTTGTCGAAGATTTGAATCGTCAATGTTGCTAGGCTAGCTCTAGAAGGAGCACCTACTGTGGTTGCTGTTCCGAACGGAAGAGTCACCCTTATCCATTCACCATCAAGATTCCAGGGCTGTCCCGCAGAACTTGTCAGTTTCCAGAAGTAAGCGTTTGTCAGTGCAGCATCTCCCACATAGAGTCTAGGATATCCTCCTAAAGTATTTGCAAGATTGTCTTGCCTAAACCAAACTACTAAACACTGACCAGTCAGGTTAAGAGCGGAACCGAAGTTACCACTTATCTTACCCTGTCCTCCTGCGCCGTTAGTTGTCACGAAAATAGACTGAGTACCTAGAGCAAAGGTGCTGGTATCAGCATTACTTCCGGTTACGCCAGTTCCAGAGAATGAAAAAGGAGGAGACGATTGTCCCATCCAAAGCTTCTGATTTAATACTACATCAGCAGCCCGGCCTGCATGTGGCGTAGGTGCTGGACTAAGGAAAGCTCCAGGAACCTGCCCTACATTGTTGGTTTGACTGGTGAATCCTGGTGCGAATGTAACACCGTCTGACCCGCCAATCTGGTTGCTGTTTACCAATGTACCAAGCTATTCTCTAGAATGTTGCTCCAGACCAGCATGAGACTGGTCTGGAGTACTACCATTTGATGCCCCGCTATGGAACTATGAATGACAGAACGAACGCATCCAAGCCGCCCCAGGCAAACACTTCAGGGTTAATACCTGAAATAGAAGCCGCTAGAACCAGGGTAGCTAAAAGAATTAGAACGAACGCTGCTACTCTAAGAAGAAAACTAAGAGCCATCAGTATCTCCCATTCCGTTGAGGAATTCTAAGTACTCCCCAACTGTTTGTGGATTTACTACGCCTTTACGGCGCAATCTCATGGTTGTACTTACTATACTAGCAGCTTTTGTTCTATCACTATGTATAACTCTGGGAACACCAGACTGGCGGAAGCGTCTATTTGCTGCCGCCAGTGATGTTTTGGTTAAAGGAACTTCATAGTCGTCTTGCGTAGGTAAATGCCCTAAGTTACGCCTGTCATGGAATATGTCCATCTACTTCTTTTTCTTTATGGGCATCGCTCTCTTTGACCTAGCACCAGCATGAGCCCTGTGAGGATGAACCTTAGGCTTCTTAAGAAGTCCTTTGGGTCTTTCCACCTTCATTGTCTTAGAGCCCGTACCTCCACTGAAGGTAGGACTTTCGTCAGGTGAGGGATCTTTTGTTAAAGCTCTTCCTTTAAACTGGCGAGGATTTAAATGAGAGTGAGCCATAGCTACCTCTCTTTTTAGTCCATCACCTGTGCTGGATTGTGACGCTCGTAACGCTCACCAGTTGGGTTAGGAGCACCACGGTCAACTAGTTCGAACTTACGCTCAGCGTTAACTGTGTCAGTACCGTGAGCAAACTCACCTAGGTATGTAGGAGCTTCCACCCAAGCTGCGGAACCTACGTGAGCCCTCTCACGCATTGTCTCTGCTGGCCACTTCTCATAAACATTTTCGTTATGGTTTGGCCTGCCATTAGCTGTGGTATATCCCTGCATAACACCGTTCTGGAACTCCATAGGAAGATCTGTGTCTGTAGCTAGACCTTCCTCGAAACGCATAGGCCCACGTCCACCAGAAGTATCTGGGGCCATCTTACGCTCGAAATAAGTTCCTGGACGCTCTGGGTACTGAGTTAGAGGAGCGATTGGGGAAACTTGATTTGCCATTTATTTCTTCTTTCTTAGCCTGTTCCTGTGACAGTGAATGTATTAGTACCAGCACCTATCACACTTACGCTTGTTCCTGGGCTAGCTGTCGCACCAGAAGGAGGAGGAGAAGTGCCCATAGGTGTCACTCCTAAGGGACCATTACCTGAAGCATTAGTATAAGCGCCAGCACCAGAAGTAGAAACAGGGATAACTGAGCTTGCCTGTGTCCACAAAGGTAATGCATTAGCAATTACGGCTGACGATCCTGGAGCTATTTCAGTGGTAAAGTCTCCACCTACTGTAGCAGCAGTGCCATCAGTCCTAACGTAGATATTACCAGCCGTGCCAGTATTCTCTACGTATACATATGCATATCTGATAGGAGTGTTATTACCAGCATAGCCAAAGTTTACAGCTTGTGCTGTGCTGGCGACTAACGTCCCGCTAAAAGATTGCTGACCACTAAAAGCCATTTATTATGCTCTCAATCCATACCAAGGCTTTACGGCTGAGTTAGCCCACGATGTCTGCGGAGTTAGAGTTGTGTTAGCTGCAATAGATGTAGGAGCAGCAGCACCTAACGTCATAGCGTTATTAGCAAATGATGCTGTAGCTGTTAGGTTGGCATTTGCCAGAGCGGCAGTTTGTGCGTTAGCTGCACCACCAGGCATAACACCAGCAACAATAGGAGATGTTCCTGTCCACTCTGCATAAATCCAGTAAGTGTTTCCAGCTACTAGGTTGAATGTTGCAGGAGAGCTAGCACCGTTCCACGTCATAGCAACGTTACCTGCTGCCATTGCTGCGTGCTGATCTGCTGTCCATGCAAGGGGACCAGTAGCAAAAGAAGGGCCAGAGTAAACAGCAAAGACAGCGTTAGTAATTGTTCCTGAAACAAAGTTAATATCTATGTGACCACATGAACCACCAGACTGCGCAATAAGTCTTGTTAGCCAGCCATTACCTGTTGTCATCGCAAGGGCAGATGAGGTAGAATCTTCAGGTGTTTGAGTCCAAGCCAGGTAACCATTACCGACAGGGTTCGTATAACCAAGAGAGTTTCCACCGCCAGCACTTTCAAGAGCGCCGCCTACACCTGGGTTTGTTACTAGCTGGTCAGTCCATCCAGCAGGGAAAGTTACGTTGTCGTAACCACCAAGTACATTTTGGTTAACCATAGTTTTTCCTTTATACGTATAAGAATCTTACGTCTCTCATTATAGCCTATATTCCCTGTGACTGAGGAGGAGTCGTTGCAGACACCAGCATATCATTTACGGGAATATCAAGAAGTTTTCCTTGCCTGCTAAGGAATTGTTCCATAGCAATATCTGGATCTACCAGCGATCCAGTAAATGTGTCCACACCTGCAAATTCAGGAGCGCCAGAAGAAACAGTTACACTG